AATTGTAATTTTGAAGTCTGTACCGTCATCAGCCGTCTTAGCTGCAGCAAAATCTATAAGGTAAACAGCTTGGTTAGCAGCGGTAACATCATAGATTAGACATCCAGATGCTGGGCCGATCGCTCCAGCAGAGGCTGTCCATGTGATATCAGCGATATCATATTGTGCCACATCGTCAGCATCGTTTGTGGTGATAGGTCCGCCTGTGACTGCCTTACTGTCCTGGGTATAACCATAATTAGTAGCAAGCTCGTTACTAGATGTGTAAACATCAGTATCTTTTGTAAAACCACTAATGTCACTATACATCGCTGCTTTTAGGGTATCTGAGTCCCAGTCGATATTTCCAGAGCCAAGGTTAGCTAGAAATGAATTAAAAATGATATCAGCCATTGATTTCTCCTTTTATTGAAGCACAGGTGTTTCTGTTACAGAAACGTAACCTGACATATCTGATAAACTTGTTGATATTTCCCCTGTAAATACGACTTGTATTTGGGAAAGGTTAATATCTACGTTGGGTTCTTGATGTTGAGGATCCGTTGAATAGACCGCAAATGAAGTGATCAGTGCCTGGTCTCCAAGAAGAATACCCGAAAGATCAACATCTACACTTACTGGTGTGGATCCGCTTGGAACCCCTCCGCTTGGAACAACACCTAGAACACCTGTTCCAGTAGTGAATTCCCAAGTGTAGGAGTCTTGCACTTCCTCCCCACCTAAACCAAGTACGCTATTAGGCGAACCATATACATAGACATTATAACTATTGTTTGCCAGAAAGTTAATCTCTGGCGTGAAAGTTATTTCTGAAACTACTCCAGTCCCGCCGACACCACTAGGTGCCCATACAACACCAAGGTTACCTACAACAGTAGTATAAGTCTGGTTGTCGTTAACCGAAACAGTTTGCCAGGTAACACTCTCAGGTTCTATTGATCTATCAAATTCAATGTGTATAGGTTGATTTCTATACACTCCTGTTTCATTGATAGACGGGGTGTGGTCGATAACTCTTAAAGTAGCCATAATTTATTATTCGTTAACTCTAATTACGCTCATACCTGGACCATAGTCATTTAGCTTTTTCTTGATTAGCTCAAGAACTTCATGTCTAGGTCTACTAAGGGAATTGTAACCCTGTTGTTCGTAAGTATATAAATCGATTAGATTCTTTCTGGCGGCAGTATTAAGTGGCGCAGAATTAATAAAAGTCCTAAGATCAACAAAATTATTATTTTGAAGCTTCTTAAACATCTCTTTATTCTTACCAATGAAAACTCTATCACCATTGTCCTTCCAATCCCAGTCACGCTTGGTGGCATCTTTATGAGCAAAAAACTCAGGTGGATTCTCAGGATCAGCTTCTATTAGTATACCATGCTTATAGGCAAGGAGTACTCTTGATAGCTTAGAAGGATCTATTTTTTCAGTATCTACGTACCAGTCTAATTCTGAATCAACAAATCCGTAATCGACTATATTCTTATTTCCATACTTATCTTTAGTCACGTTGGTGGATTCTACAAAGTATTTAGTTGTTCCATCAATATTCTCTTCAGACATATCAAATGGTCTTCCAACTAAAACCTTATTAACTGCAAATAACCTTACACCTGAACTATTATCACCCTCTGTGTCGAACCACATGGATCCTTTATCCAGACGTAGGTATTTTGGTATACCAAAACCTGTTGACTTCGTTGTTTTCTTTTTTGCTTGTGGCATCCTTTCCTCTTCTCCTCTTCTATTTGTTTAAAAAAAAAGGGAGAGAGCATAGCGCTCTGCTCCCTTTGTAGAACTAATTCAAGTCAGTTTATGGTAGAACTGGACTTGCTGCAGTAAATCCGCTTGGAACTCCACTTAGATCTAAGTTACTCAGGGTTACCTGATTAACGTTCTCGAAGTTGTAGTTACGTGCGATAGCAATGTTACTTGCCTTTGCAATAGCCTTACCTTGTTCAAGTACTGCCATTCCATACTGCTCTCTAACTTTGATGTTAGCGATATCTCTTTCTGGATCTGTCCAACGGTCTGTTACAACCTGTTCGCTCTGTCCAATAACCGCACAATTATCACTATCGACCATGATGACGTTGGTCATGCAACCAGTGTCAAGACGCTCAGTACCCTTTTGCGCCATAGACGAAAGGAACATAGTGAGTTACGATTACTTCCAGAGGAGTTGGAAGATAACTAGGTGCAACCTGCCAGGTGGCTCCAAGTGGATTCAGAGTCTGAGCCCATGCATTTGGTCCCTTGATAGAGTTACCAGTAGACTTCTCGGTTCCTGTTCCGCCAGTACGTAGACCGTATCCGCCGAAGCCAGTTCCCCAATTAGGAGCCTGCTGCCCGCCCTTAGCCTGTGCGACTGTGGCGTTACCTAGAACAACTTCTCTCATTTCAGTATCTGTCATGAAAGTCTTCCACGCTAGTGGATGCATCATAAGAGTATCAGGAGAGAAACCACGATTAAGTAGATATGCATAAAGCTCGAATGTATCGTGTGCTGTCATCGATCCATTAGCAGCCCCAGTAATATCTCTACCTGTGGTTGAGCCAGCATAAGAGTCTGTTGGCGTTGCGTTATCGAAGATCTTGTAACCCATCTCATTGATGAGCTTAGCAGCTAGGCGTTCCTTGCAACGAGCAAGAGCCTTACCAGCGGCGCGGAGCCAAACGTTAACAACGTCAAACTGATTCTGCTTTACAACTTCTTCGGTAAGTGAAATCTTAAGACCATACTTGTCTGTTGTGATGGCGATCATGTCTCCACCGTCCAGATCAAGCATTCTCTCAGGATACTCACCAGCCTGACCTACTCGGCCAGCCTCTAGCGCACCAAGTGCACCAATCTGAATCCTAGAACCTTGCTCAATTGTGATTTGCTGAAACAGCTTATTCACGATGAACAGGTTGGGTTCAATTGCTTCTCTAACCACGGTCTCTACAACCTGTGGCATGAAACGCATCAGGTCTTCTCTTGTGACAAGATCCTGTAGCGAGAACTTTTCAATATCACCGTTATCTTTAAACATTATTCCGCGATTTGCAAACGCGTCAGTCATGTTCAGAAACTTATTACGGTCTTCGCTTTTGTTATAAGTTTGGACGGCAACTTGATCTTTAATTGTCATATAAGGCATAGTATTGTTTCTCCTTAGGATACAAGTAGCTGAATTCTAGCTAGACCGAATGCTCCAGTTCTGATAGCATTATGGATCTGTTCTACGGTTGGGGCAGTACCTGCTCCACCATATGGACCCGCTTTTAGACACTCGTATGCAAAGTCAAATAGGACCTTAGGCATACCAGCTGTCTGTGAGCCAGGCATTCCAGATCTTGGATATGTTAAGACGTCTTCCAGTCCACCCTTAGGTAGTCTGTTGTCGATGGCAAGAATCTTACCAACTGTCTGATTAGTTTTCATCATGTTATATGCTGAATCAATTGCGACACCAGAGGCATTTGTTGATGCACTCTGAAGAGTGTAGTTACCGATTAGATCGGACTTCACAAACATTCCGTTACGGAATGTATCCGAGTCGCCGTCTACTGCTAGATATGTGAACCATTTGTTGACATCTCTGAATAGAATTTGATTTGCATAGTCTGCGTTCTGTACTGCTGGATTACATCCAGAAGAAGCAAGCGCGTTTGCGTCCTTAATGTATGGAACCTCTACGAACCAGTCGCAAAGTACATGTCCACCATCTGGATGCATTCTGTAGTTAAGATATTCGCCTCGAATGTCCTGGTACCAATCATGGAAAACAACACCGACAGGAGCGTTTGCTGGAAGCACGAATGCTCCACTTGCAGTTGCTCGTGCGCCAGCTACAACAGTTCTGGTTCCAGCGATAACATCATCAGCGCTATAATAACCGCTGTAGATTGTGCCGCCGTTCGCAGGAACGAGTAGACTTGAGATGTATTCTTGATATCCGAAGTACGAGTCATCGATGTTAACATCGATCGCTGCTCCCGTACCTGTGCCCATGTAGTCGCCCGCATTACCAATAGTAATCGCGCCACTTGAACTAGGATATACAATTCCACTTGATGGTGTTGCGTCTTCCGATCCAACAGCCGCAACTACGCGACCCTTTGGAAGGACAACCCAATCTCTTGTGTTGATGTCCTGGAAGGCAACAGGCAGGTTCTTATATACAGCGTAGTACTCAGCAGGTCTGATACCTTCAGACTGCTCGTATCTCCAGTTACGAAGATCGGACATCGCGTAACGTGCTAGACGTTCGCGGGTATCCTGCTTTTGAGTATTACCCTGATTGAAAGGCAGATAGAAATTAGGAATTGCCATTATTCAACCTCCAATAGCTGACTTCTGTCACGGTCGAAAAGAGAGAATTTATCACTCTTTTCTTGAGTATTCTGATCTTTATTTTCATTAGTATCGTCAGAATTTGTTTCTGTCTGAAGAGTCGAGTCTTCGACCTTCGTCTCAGATGTTTCTATTGATACATGTTTTTCATTTCTAAGATCTTGTAGTGAGTCTGTGAGACTGCCTAGTTGTCTCGCCTCATACTTAGTTTGAAGAGCATCGCGCTCTTCACTAGTATTATCGGTCACTTTAAGATCAATAACGTTAGAAATAACTGCATCTCTGAACTTTTTCTCTAGAATTGCGTTCTCATCTAGATATTTTGAGATCTCATCCTCTCTTTGAAGTAGGATAGTCTCACTGTCATGAACTTTTGTCTCAAGACTTGCAATTTTTGTATCTCTGGTCTCAATAGATTCTTTCTTAGAATCCTCAAGATCAGAAACTTGCTTTTGGAGCGTAATTACAAGATCCTTTAGTTCATCTCTTTTTAGCTTACTAATATCAGTAGTCTCAGGTTTCTGAGTCTCGTCTTCAGTCTGCTCTGTCTTATCGTCACTTGGAAGATCTGCATCGGGACTTTGCTTGAAGAATTCCTCAACTTCCTTGACTTGTTCGTCAGTGAAGTCAATGTCCATACCATCCGTTAGAATGTTAGGATTTGCTTCTAGCTCAGCTTCGCTAGGAGTGATGCCATACCTCTTGCCTTTACGATAAAGTGCTGAAGTAATCTTTGCTTTTGCAGAGTCTGTTAGTTCAGACCCAGAAATTGAGCGAAGACTTGCTTCTGTATGCACTTTGTCATGGGCAGGGAAAGATCTTCCAGGACCACAAAACACACTATCAGCGAGCTGCTCTCGTTGCGCGGCAGATAGTTTTGTATACTCTTTAGTCATGGAATCCTCCAAACTTTTATTTAAAGATTCGGTATTATCAAGAAAATCAGTGTATGTGACCCACCCAGATCCAACATTAATCCCCTCGATACCTGCGTATTGATCCGCAGGTTCATTAACAAACGAGTTTTCAATGTACTCGATTTCGTCTATTATCCAATAAATTGGTTTTCCATCTTCGTTGTAAGAGCCTTTCTTATGCTCACACAATCCTTCTTCTGTAATAACCTGTCCACACTCGCTACAAACAACTCTTGATGTTCGAGATCCAACTGACACGGTATTAAATCTACCGTCCATAACTTTGGATATCGAATTAGAGTCGGTTATGCGGGCTATTAATCTAACATAATTGGGAGGTTCACCAGAAGAGTCATTTTGGTCTCGTATAACTTCATAATCTATAATCCTACCGATAGGATCTGACTGTTTATTATGGGCAACGAGTTGGGGCTTTTGGTAGGGTGCTGTCCATGTAGACGAACCTTTATCAACAGCCTTACCAGTATAAAAGACAGCGTTCTTGTTGACAAATTCGAAATGTGTAGCTTTGATCTTTACGTCGATCGAATCTGGTATATATTTAGAACTCATTTAAACTCTCTTCTTCTACTTTGCAATTGCACTGATACTCGAAGGGTGGTATCCTTGAGTAATCTAATCTTGAAAGATCAAGATTAATGTCCGTATGAGTGGGACAATCGGTTGCATTAACTAGTATAGTCTTGTAACCTAATGATTTGTACAGCAAAATCTTTGCTAAACTATCGATTTTATCGTCCTGCTCATTTAAGAACCTCTTTGTATGGGTAGATAACATACTAAGTTTCTGTTCGTTATCCAGATATCTTGTAGCTCTATCTACCCTATCTTCTATTATGATTCCAAGTCCACTTAAGTATTTATCTATAATTCTTTCGTCGATATCATCTGGTCTAGCTATCTGGTGTAATTGACAATACTTACTAATAGTATAATCTAATTTACCACGAATTTTCTTCGAAACTGTTAAACCAAGTGTATCAGAAAACTCATGTTTATTGAAAATCGACAGACCAGTAAAGACATTCCCATCAATAATTACTTCATTTCTAACATACTTTGGCCTTGTCTTCTTACCGTGTTGGTTAGCAGGGGCGACCTTGTTTGAAGTAGTCTTTGCTTTCTTTGAACTACTAGACGTCTTCTTAGCAGGAGATGATGTAGAGCCTGAGGCAGTTGGCTTTGGCTTAGCTTTCTCGATTGCAATGGCGCTCTTAGTCTCGGCTTCGATCTTAGGAATCTCTACCATATTCAAGAACGTATCCTTTTCGTCGATGTTTGATTCTCTATCCATAGCTAGGCGGGCTTCTGATCTAGTTAAAATATTATTCTGCCATAGTTGTACAATGTGTGTTTCTTGCTTAATTTGATTATCTAGGTCGATCTCTGGAAAGTTAAACTCGCACTTTTCAACAGTAGTATTGAATCCGCCATCTAACATTAGCTCTCGAATAAGTCCCATCTCAATCTTGCTCTTAAGAATCATCTGATAAGATTGAGTAATAGATTGCATCGCCTTATCTGTTACTTCTGCTGTGTTCCTATTAGAGCTTCCAACCTCTCCCATGGCCACTGGAGATACTCCAAGTCCACCATAGATTCTTTTCTTAAAGTGCTCAGCATATTTAATGATGTCTATTGTTTCATTACTATTGGAAGGAATCACTATGTCATGATGGCCAGGAACTACGAGCATTCCGTACGCAGGCATATTGTTAACTGTGTTACTTACATCGTCAACCTCGCCTGGAGCAGGAGGAACATCCTTGTTGCCAACCTTATATAGATATAGAGGTATAGAGTATTGGAATCCAAGAATCTCTATTTCTTCTTCAAGTTTTCTTTAGGCTCTGACGTCATCAAGTACAGGAAGAAGAGCTGACATTCCAGTCAGTGTTCCAGGTATCCTATCATAAGTAAAATGGATGACATCTTTCTCATCCCATATTCTATGCTGTCCTCTGACTACCTGTTTATAATTCCTGACATTGCCGTGTTGATTATTAACACCAATCTCTACTGTGGTTGCTTCAACTGGAAAAAGACCGACGATAGGATTTTGATTCTTACCGAACAGTCTATATTGTTTTCCGTACCTACTTTTAGATGGTGATCTCTCTTTTAGAAGATAAGCATTTCCGTATGTAACAAGTTGTGTTGTGATGGCTTCTATAGTCTCATAGAACGAAATACCAGTGAGAGATTCTATCTCTCGTATTCGCTTATTTACATGCTTTTGAATCTTATCAGACTTAGAAACAGCCTCGTATCCATTCTTTAAGACATGCTCTACAAATATATTAGTTGCTCTACGAAGAAGTCCATCCAACTGAATAGCATTAGCAATCATTGGAAGATCGTATTCTGGTTTGTAGAAGTGAACATTTCTCTGAGTAAGTCTAGTCTTATAGATATTCTGTACATACCTAGGACCAGAAAACTTACCAGTTGGATCTTCAACCGTTCTTTTGTCACCAAGGACTTGGCCAGTAGGAGAGATAATTTCGTCTTTACTATCTTCCTTAACAGGAGAAAAAAGACTTTTTATATCTGAATATACACTCATTAAACCTTCCTAGTATCTAAGTTGACCATCCAGCGAAGTGTTTCTTTCGCTGTTGGTGTTCCTGCACATCTGTCGACTAATGTCTCGAAATCAGAGGTAACGCTTGTTCCTTGAATGTGATCTGCAGAAGATCCTCTATTCATTGTATTATCAATAACCTGGTAAGGTATGCCATACTCTTTATGAACAAATTCTCGGATAAAGTTATCTGAAACTCTAGATATTATCATTGATGGGTCGCCCAATTTATCAGGGTCGACAAAGATAGTTCCGTCCGCTCCTGTAGTATAGCCCATTCGCTTAGCCATTACACCTCCAGAAGGTCCAGAATTACCATCAGATGCAACAGCTGTGCCAGTATCTCCACCCAAAACGACCGAAGTGTCAGAGTTTTCATCAACAGGACCTGGAACATAGTCATAATCAACACAAAAATCGAAATTCAGAGTGGCCTTCTTCAATTTAATAAGTAAATCACGTAGCCAATACAAAAATTCTAGATCTTTTGCGTTAATTGTAACTTTTTTAGCAGCAGTACCAAAAGAAAGAGCTAGTCCAGAAGTAAATCCTTTGATTTTCTCAAAGATTTCTGCAAAAATACCGTAATCATGGACATATTTCTTAAGAACATTGATCATGTCCTTTAACGGGAGACATTTTGACCACGTGTAGTCGGTATCCCATGAATCCATCCAGTCTAGGATGACTGCAACGACAGAATCTCTAAGGGCAAACAATGTTTCTTGCATAACCATCAAGACCATACCCATTATAGAGTTCATAAGCTCTTTGATTATGTCTGGTATATAAAAACTTAATAAATTTAAATCATCGGTAAGAAGTATAATAACAAAATCTATAAATGTTATCATCATATCTAGAAACTTAGCAAAGTCTGTCTCTGATAGCTTAAATCTTTGCTCAGCGGGCTTGCCTTGACGATATTGCTCTGCTGCATAAGCTGCCCAAATGCCCTGAATAAGACAACACAAAACCTCAGGATCCTCGAACCAAGTTGCCATTACTGATAACATATCAGTAGCGAACAATTTAAGAATGGGCTTATCAATAATGTCCTGCATACTCTGAAGAAGAGTAATTCTTTGACGTAGAAACTTACCAATGTTCTGCTTTGGAACGTCGAGTCCTAAAAGGGTTGATGTAGCAACGTCTGCTACCTTCTCCACTCCAGCTGAAAACTGATCTACATCTAATTGCGAATTAGGCTGTTTATTGTTTAGAGGCATTTTCCTTTTTCCCTGCTGCTGTCATTGCGTACGCTTCTGGGTGATTATACCTAAAGGCGGACAGTTTGTTTTTAAGGGCTTGTGTCTTGTCCTTAAATTCTCTTGTACGTTCGTCGTCTTTGAGTAGTCTGGCTATAAATTTTTCCATCTCTACGTGCTTACGTATCTTCTCAATGTGAGGTAAGAGTAGTATAACGCCTGAGACATATCCATTCTTTTTAACGTGCACGGCCTGCATCCTCCGCTGAATTAAGTATAATGTTTTTCATTGTAGATGCACCAAGATCATTCTCTGCACCAGGTGGTGTCAATGCGTCTGATACAACAGCCTCAAGTACAATAGTAGCTGCCTTGGCACAAGTAGGTGATGCTCCTAATCCCGTAGGTTTAGTATCATCTATTCCCTCAAGAAATTCTTCTGGAGTAAAACAATATGGTTCACTGACGTCATCCATAAATTCACCCATCTGAGCTAGGCTACCCTTTTCGTTCTTAACAGATCTTTGTATTTCTGGTGGTTCAGGAGGACAATCGCTGTCAATGTTACGACAATCTATTTCAACTATAGGCTTGTATTTTTCGTACATACGCGGTGGTATCTTACATATAAGAATATTTCTGAGACGATTAAGAGCTTTGTTAATTGGTCCGTTCTTAGAAAGCCAGTCTTTACTCTTACGTTTAAATCTTTTTTTCTTAAAGAAGCCAATAATAGCATCGACAGGATTAGCAATAGAGAGTCTAAGAGAATTAATAATAGCCGCATCGACTATGAACTTTGGCCATAACATATTCCAGAATAACTGTAGAAGCATGTCTAGGAATATCTGGGCCAGTCTCTTCTCATGTTTGTCCGCTATGTCTGCCTGCTTATCTGCTATAACTGCATCAGCCTCATAATCGTTCCTAGGAGGAGTCCTAAATGTTTCAGATAAGGCTTGTGTTATCTCGTTACAATTAACCCAGTCTCCATCGATAGTTCCGTCGCCAACAAGTGCTGCTAAGGCTGGATCTTGTCCCATTACCATTAATGGAAAGAGTTCTAAAGTGGCTCTTGCGTTATCGAATACGTCCTTTGTGATAGTTCCATCCTCGGATCCCATCTCTTTAGCTGCGTCCGCCACCCTATCATTGATAGGAGGTATAGACATATCTGCAAGTAATTTATCGGACATATCTTCGAGTTGTTCGACTAGATTCTCTAGTTCTACAATGTCATCTATTCTAGTATCAATCTCGTCGTCCAAGGCTTGTGGAACAGCGTCTCTGTCCTGTGCAGATGTACTAACCGCAGAAACAGAGGTAGGTTTTAAGAATTGCCTAACTCTTCCAGCAATTTGAAGCTGTTCATAAATATCGGCTGGTATCTCTTTACCTAAAAGCTCTTCGATAGGTACTGACTTGGTTTTATCATCTGTCATTAAAACAAACTCCTGAGACCGTTATTGTTACCAAATGTTGCTCCCCTGGCTGGCCCAAGATTTCCAGTTCTAGATCCAAACGTTGGCTTAGATCCCATTCTTGGTCTTTGGAAGCCACCATGTTTCTCAGGATCATGTGTGCCTGAGTTCATTTGGTTATTACTTATAAATCCTGTACTTGCCTCATTTGCTCTTTGTGGATACAATGAAGCTCGAGGATCCTGAAGCGTATTTATAGAATAGGATACTCTCGATACAAGCAATTGTCCAAAATTCTGTTGAAAACCATAGATAGCTAGATTAAATGCGTCAAGTATGTGATCCTCACCCTCATAAGCAAACTCGCCTCTTGTAGTGACGTTCTTAACTCTATAAGATCGCATCTGTCCAACCAACCTAGTCATAGCATCTTCTTCCTTAGGAAGGGCGACCATTCCCTCTTCTAAAGACAATACAGAGAAGTTGACCATCAAAGACTTATTCCTTTTCTTAACATGTTTTTGTAGAACATGATCATAATGTTCTACTGCTGCACCACTATCTATAACTCTTAGTTTTCTATTAAGATTCATCTCTGGGTGCGATCGACCATACAGTGATAGTTCTTCTATATTTGTATCACCAGCACCATAATCAACATATAAATAGTCAACCTTAAAGTGACTCATCAGTCTTAGTATCTCTTGTCTTGTTTGTCTTTGTGTAGACTCCTTAGATTTGATACCTCGTCTGAAAAAGATCCTGTACTTCCCAGTAAAATCAATAAACACGTCTTGATTAGTCTCGTCGTCAAAGAAATTAACATAGGTAGGGGTACTACAATATTCAACCATGACTATCTGGCCGCCATTAATATAGCTATTCCAGTCAACGCCGATTATATACTTATGTTCTGGATTCTGTTGGAACCCTGGATCAAATATATCTGGGTCACTAACGTCTATGCTTCGACCATACTTAGACAAGGATTTCGATATTAAGTGATGTTTATACACTCCGCCGAATTCTTCTCCGAACTCTGCACCGTACTCTCGGGCATAAGCGTCGGACGCTGTAACTGATTTAACTTGGAACTCAGTACTGGACTGGATAGGTAGTCCTTTTTCTTGGGCCTGTTTTTGACTCAGCCAGTTATCATTGTCTTTATGCCAAGAAGGGTGGTGTAAATGGAGCCATCCAAGTTCTTCTGCCTGTGTGCACCACTTGAAGTATAGTTCGCGCTTACCTGAAGGAGTTGAGCATATGCGCCTAATTACGTCTGGGTGAGTTGTTGTGATCGGTAGAATCACCTGCTCGATAATATCTGTTGGGATAAAATCCATCTCATCAATAAATATCATATCTCCTGAATTATGAGTAACTAATCCATTAGCTACAAAATTATGATATTTTTTAGTAGTAATATCATAAGTTAAAATTTTACTATCTTTTTTAATATCTACAACTGTATCATAATTTCCAACAACTGAATTTCTAATTCCTTTTTTAGTTAATTTTAATAAATTTTTACAAACTTCTTCTTTTCCAAATATTAAACCTATTTTAATTAAAAATCTATTAATATTATATTTATCTCTAATTTTAAGTTCATATTTATATTTTTTATCTTGAATTTTACTATAGATTCCAAAAGAAAAAAGCATATCTTGTATATCTTGAACTAAGTTATAAGAAGTAGAACAATATCCAATTTCAAGGTGATTATATCCTTGTTTAGAGTTGGACATTGATCCCCAACCATCAGTAGAATAAAGATGTATCAAGAATAGTTTTTTATTTTTTTTAGTAGTAGTTTTAATTTTTAATGGAATATATTTGGTATTATGTATTTTACCTGCCAATTCAAAGTCTTTTAAAAATTGATAAAATTTGGGTTGCTTTCTTTTAATACCAGTAACTGCAATATCTATGGAACTAGGATCTTGTTTTTTATGATATCTTTTATGATAAAAATCTAAATTATCAAGACTAGTTTCATAATCTTGCAAAATTTTTTCATTTTTATTAGTAAATATTATTTCACTATTTTTAATTCTATGATCAGAAACACTTCCAT